AGAACTTGTCGGCCAAGTCCACGATGCCATCGTAGAACTCGTTGAGCGCCGAATGCTTGGCAAACGACCTGGTGTTCAGATGGACCGAATGGGCCACGTCGCGGGCCAAAAACAGCGTGCCTACGAAGTCGGCGCAACTCATTGCATCTCTCCGATCATTTCAGGAGGCCGAGCCTGCGCTATGGCCATGTCGCCAGCAGTCATCACGTCACGCAGCGTCTGCATGACGACCTCCTGCACCTGCTCAGGCTGCATGCCCGCGGCTACCGCCTGCAGTCGCCGCGTTTCGGCCTCGTATGCCTTGACCTCGGCGTCCGTCTCAGCCTTGAACTTGTCAACTTCCAGCTTCTGGGCTTCCATTGACTGGTGAACGCGCTGCAGCATACCGGCCATCTGCTGCACCTCTTGCATCAGCACTTGAATCTGCTGGTTGGCTGCTTGCAGCGCCGGGTCTTCGTCCGAATCGCCGATGATCTTCGGGTCGATGGTCTTGGCAAACCGCTTGGCCAGTTCTTGCGCGCCAGGCCAGTCCATGTTCTTGACGAACAGATCGCCCGCCACCGCCCACAGTTGCGGGTTGGTCTGCAGCAGTTGAGCCATCGCCTCCAGCGCCTCCTGACGCTTGGTGGCGTAGCCCGGCCCCGTCACAACCACTACGTCGTACTTGCCAACGCTGGGGTTGTAGATCTTGTCGATCACGATGCCCTGCTCGTTGACGATCTTGCGCACCGGCTCCGGCTGCATGGGGTTCATCTTGACCATGCTCGACTCACCGTCTTCGCCAATGATGCGAGCGATGCGTTCGGTGTCGTAGATCTTGGGGATCAGATCCACCAGTTGGCGAGTAACATGACGCACAGCCCGAGCCAGATTATCAACATAGTGGTATGTCCCTGTGTCACCTTCACGCTGGCGGGCCAGAATAGCCTTGCCAGACCGCTCGTTGCCCTCTAGGCCCAGCGAGGCGTTGTACTGCCCCGTGGTGCCCTTGATGTCCTCTGCAGCCCCCATCTTGGCCTGAATCAGACCCGTCTGGGCCATCGGAGGCATGGCGCGCTGCGGCAGCGGCAGCGTGTTGCCCGCGCCGTCCGTCACATCGGGGTTGACCTCCAAATACGGCCAGTTTTGGGTGTTTGCAGTCTTCCACTGCATCTCATACCCTTCAAACTGCCCGCCGTAGCCGATGAACGGCGCTTTCGGAGCCAGCGCCAGCATTTCGGCTTCTTGGCTCGTCCAGTAGTTGTACATCCGCTGGGCGTCTTTGGCGTTGCGCACCAGCCCGGAAACGTACAGCCGACCGTCAACCTCGTGTTCGTTGCCGACCACCCGCACCACAGGAATGTACTTGCCGGCCCACTCCCGCTCCTCAAGGATCTCGTAGCCGTTGATCTTGCACCACTTGACCTTTTTGCGGTCGGCTTGGCGCGAGCGGATCGGCTTGCCAAACATCGCCTTGAGTTGCTTGTCCTCGGGCGTGCCGGCAAACGCCGTCTGGTTGCCGGGGTACAGGTTCAGCGTGGCGGTGTCGTAATCGACGTAGAAGTACTCCGCAATGCGTACCGTGTCGTCGTTGATCCACTGGCTCAGGGACTGGTCGCCCACGCCCAGACTCATCAGCGTGTTGGCTGGCGAGGCGTTCGGATACAGCCGGTGGTACTCCTCGCGGGTGATGTCCTCAGTGATGAAACACCACTTGGCATCCGCCCCGCAGGGGTCTTGGATCATCGGGTCCATGTAGACCGAAAACGAGTTGCGCACCCGCCCGATCTTGATGTCCTGATCGAAAGTGCTGTCGTCGCAGTACTCGGTCAGGATGCGGATGTAGCCCTCACCGAACGCCACCTGATTCTCGCAAGCCGTGTCGTAGGCCACGTCGGCATCGCTGATGTACTCGATGTGCCGCACCACGCCGTCAAAGATCTCCGCGACCTCGACGTCGGCCTTGTCGTCAGCCGGGATCACCTTGCCGCTGGGGCGGTTCTGCCGCTGGTCGTTGGTGACCTGCCGGACGTGCTGCGGCAGCTTGTTGATCGTCAGGCACGGCCTGGCGTTGATCGTCTGCCCCTGCACCGCGCCGCGGGTGGCCAGAACGTCTGCTGGCCACTGCCACGCATTGTCAGGACTACCAGCGAAGAACTTGAGGTCGTCAAGTTCATCCTCACGGCTTTCGCCGTATGCTGAAATGGCTTGATTTAGTCGAGTGCGGGCCGTAGACAAAAGGTCTGCCTCAGACTTGTTTTTGCCGCCCCCGCCGTCAGCAACAGCGGCGGCAGCCGTAATGCCTGTGTAATCAGCCATTGAAAACGTTTCCTTTGCGCGTGTTTTCCCGACCGGGAATCACTTGCAAGTTCCAAGGGACGTGCAGACCTGAAACGCGCTGCCCTCGCAACGGTACCACATGGTCAACATGGTAGTCTAGCCCAACCCGACGCAACGCGGCGCAGTAAGTGTACACACACTCCAGTTCGAACTGCTCCGCGTCGTTCAGCCACGACGGCATGCGCTCGTCTTTGGCGCTGCGGTAGTTCATTGTCCAAAGGTTGCGTAAGCCTTTGTTGCGGTTTCTGTAGTTGCGAGAATACGTTGCGGTCTTGTCTGGGTTGTTTTTGGCCCATTTCGCTATGGACGCCAAATACTTTTCTGGGTCGCGTTTTTTTATCGCCGCAGAGGCCGCATTTCCGCAAACGCAACACGTTTTGCTTTTTGTGTAGCGCTCACCAACATGACCGTTTTTGCAGGCTAAGCCGGTGAAATAGCGGGGTTGCCCCGCAGCCAGAGCTTCTGATCGCGTCATGCACCCATCCAACTCGCCGACATTTGGCTTCTGTCGCGCATTGTAAGCGTTCTGGGGCGCTCTACGCGCTCTCTGGAGGCCACAGGAAAGGCGAACGTGACCGCCAGCGCGTCAGCAGCGTCTGGAGAGGCCAATCCGCGGGCTTTCATGTCCTTTTTCGACTCCAAAAAGAGCGTTCCGCTGCTGTCAGGCTTGGTTTTTGGCCCCGTCAGGTCTGTTTTCAGTTGCCGGTCCTCTTTGATGGCCGCGGTGCGCAACCAGTCGCGCATCGCGCCCCACATTTCGGCCCGTTTGTTGCCCCACATGACCTGGTTCTTGGCTTTCCAGCCAAAATTGACGCCGCGCACCTTATAACGCTGCTCGTTGAGCCTGTCAAGGATGCCGTAGCCCAGCCCGCCCTCGTCCAGCACCACCAGCGTGGGTTTGAAGTCCTCAATCGCCTCAATGACGTGCCCTACCACCGTCATGGTGTCGTCGCCGCGGTAGCGCCGGATCTCCACCAGGTCGCGCCCTTGCCTGACCACGATGACGGTCGAATCCGACCCGCTGCGCGCCGGGTCCACGCCGATCACGATGGGCGCGCCGGGGTCTTTGTACTTGGGCCGCTTGAACGCCTCATCGACCAGCCGCGGCGAAATGAACTGCTCGTCACCCGTTGACGGGAACTCGCCGTAGACCTCAATCCGGGCTTGCGGGCTGTCTTCGCCATACTCCTCGATAATCTGCTCGTAGACGCTCTTGTCCGTGTCCTCGACCGTGCGCGCATCGATCTGCCGCGTGTTCCAGAACGCCCGCTTGGCGTTGAAGCACTCGTAAAAGTACCCCTGATTGCGCCGGGGGTTGCTGAACGCCAGCCAAAACCTGTGCGGCGTGTTCTCCGTGAAGAAGCCCTGCGCCACGTCCCAGATCGTGTCCGGTATGCCGCTGGCTTCGTCAAAGATCAGCAGCACGCCGTCTGAGTTGTGCAGGCCTGCGTAAGCGTCAGGGTTCTCCTCCGACCACAGCCGACCTTCCGCGCCCCAGTACCGCGTGCCCTTGCGCAGATCGCGCTCCACGATCTCGCTCAACCACTTGGCCGGCGTGATCCGCGTCGCACTGATCTCCCACCAGTGGTTGTTGATCAGCATCGCCAGCCACTTCGTGATTTCGGCCCATGTGATGCTGCGAAGCTGCGCTTCGCTGTTGGCCGACACGATCACGCTGGAGCCAATGCGCGTGGTCAGCATCCACACCACCAACCAACTGACCAACGCCGACTTGCCGATGCCCCGCCCTGACGCTGTGGCCATGCGCAGCACTTGGTAGGCGTCTACGTTGCCGTTTCGAGCGATGTGATCGCGGATGTCGCGCAGCACCTGACGCTGCCACCCCCGCGGCCCCTTGTGGTTGGCCAGCGGCGTGCCGCTCTCGCCCCACGGGAACGCAAACAGTACGAACTTCTCAGGGTCGTTCGCTAT